CCTAACTCTCTTTCTGTTACTGATAATTTGTTATATTTTCTATCCGGTCTATTAATTGAATAGCCTCTATAGCCTCTTCGTTTAAAATGATATAACAATCTGGGTTTATTGTTTTCAGCTAATATAGGCATACCATAAAATACACACGCCATAAGAACATCTTCAAAAAATATTTCAGCAGTTTGAGGTCTAGCTATGTATTCTAAAAAGAAATGATTAGGAGGGTGATTATCCATGCTAAATTTAGTTAAACCATGTAAAGATCCATTAGAACCTCTTTTGTCTACTGTTCCAGATATATCATACGGATCACATCCAAAAGCTCCCATATGTTCATTACCTGGATAATTAGTGCCGTTTTTATTATATCTTCTGTTTTGTAAAGAAATTTCAGGCACCCAAGTAATTAAAAATCTTCCATTTTTGTTTGGAACAAATATTACCTTAGTATCCTGTTGACCATTTTCCCACTGAAAACTTCCTTTAGTTACATTTAATGTATTTTTTAAATCTTCATTAAAATCTATTTGCTCGTAAATTTTAGTTAGATTAAATAAAGATTGTTTTGATTCGTCTCTAAAAGCATGCTTTGTTGTACGTGGAAATTGTCTATAAAATTCATTTAAACCGTCTTGGTCTTGCTTAAGACCTTCAACTTCATTATCCCAATACTCTATAACACCTTGTTTTATTTTAACCCCGTGAGGATCTTCAACTGGTTTTGTCGGCGTTTCAAATACAGGTATTCCATAAGAATCAATGTATCCTTCGTAGTTCCATTCCATAGGTATGAACAAAGAATATAATCCTGAGCGAGTCTGTCCGTTGCTGTTTCTTTGAGTAACATCTGAGTCGTCATATAATTTTTTAAAGTTTCTACCGCCTTTATCTAAAGAGTTTGATGTTGAACCCATCATACACTTACCAATAATTCTACTACCTAATCTAAGGGTGGTTTTCGTAACACGCCAGTTGTTGAGGATGTTGTTCGGGCGTTCCCATTTCCCACTCTCATCGTGGACGAGGAGTTTGAGTTTCTCCCCATCGTAGGAGTTATCGCCGGTGTTCTTCCAATCGATCGTGGTGTCCAATCCCTGTAAATCCTCTTGCGAGGTTTCATTGGTAGCGACGGTAAGTTTTCTTCTTGTGTATTTGGTTGCTGGTACTCTGTAGGCAAGCTCGGTCTTTGGACGGTCCATTCCGTCCTGGGTCGGCTTGAAAAAGAAGGGATAGTTAACTGATATTGGTACCACCTTATCGGTAAACATCTTCTTGGCATCAGGCCCAGATTTTGATAAAATGCCATATCTTGAGTCAGAGGATATGGTCGCCAAATTAACCACCTCTCCTGAGGCCATGAAAGAGAAACCAGATCTACGGTTCTTAAGGTAACACATCCCATAGGATCGTATGTCTGCCTTACAAGCTTCCCAGAAAATGAAGAATAATCTATTTGATTCCCGAAAGTCTGGTGCCCCAACGTCAATTTTACTCCACTGCAAGTACATGTAATGAGTACCAGTAATATAGATAGGCTTATTTTTGTTATAAAACCAAAAACCTTCTTCTCTACAAGTAAACTCTTTATCAATGTAATCATACCACTTTTCTTTAAAATCTTCTGGATACTGTTTAAAATCATAAACTGTTTTAATTTTATTTAAAACTTTAGGATACTCAACTTTGCTCCATTTATTATTATTAAATTTGTGTACGTTATTTTGCTTAGGTAAAGCTATTTTTAAATTTTGAATTTCATAAATCTCTCCTATCGTACCGTCTTTACTAATGACAACCATATCATGTTGTTCATTATAGCCATATTCCCACTTTTTATTTTTATTATATTTATTAAGTGTTGCTGGTGTAATGTAATCTTTAAGTATTGTGTATAAACTTTCTTCGTGCATTATTTAGACCTCCCTTCTGCAAATCCTTTAAAACTAGATTTCTTTTTATCTTCAACCTTAGGTTTGTCATCTAACATATTCTGTTCTTCTTCAATACGATTAAGTATTTCAAAAGCATCAAATATAGCTAGTTTTTTAGTAGCTGCAGCATTTTTAAGTCTGTCAGCTGATATATCATCGTCACTGTCTACAATAGCTTCTTTAGCAACTTTAATAAGTTCTTCAACTGCTACTCGTCCAGCTTGGATTATATTTTTCTTCGTTTCCTTCGTACTCATATTTAATTACAATATCATTAGATTCCATACAATATAAACGATCATCATCTACTAGAAACTGCCATTCTCTATTTGGTTTAAAACCAACTAAATCTCCTTCGTTTATATTTGAATTTTTTAAAACACTATTACCGTATTTTAATATTCCTTTTAATTTTTGCTCTTTATCAACGTTAAAATCGTTGTTGTTTTTTATTGGTTGAATAAAACATCTGTTAGCAAAGGTATTCCAACCTTTGTTATTTTTATATAAATATATTTGGTCTAAACTTAAAAAGTATAAATTTTCTTTAAACCAAGACCTGCTAACTTTCTTTTTACCTTTCATGTCGTAAAAAGTTCTAAATACATTTTGATGTATAACTACAGTATCACCTTTATTTATTTTTGTTTTAAAAGCTAATGGTACTTCAATAACTTTAGCTAGTCTATTTACAAAAGTCCATGATTCAATTTTAGTATTAATTACTAAGCTTTTGTCACCTATTTTTATTTCGTTATTGTATTTTTCACCTAATGGTTCTACAATAAAATCATACAAACTTCTCATTAATATTCTAAATCATACTCAACAGATATAGCCATATTAGAATTAAACTTCTTCCACGGCAAAACCTCGTTATTTTTCTTTATAAAAATATTATAAGAATTATCTAAGTCTTCAAACAATATATGAGATATTTCATGCCCACCATAAACTTGTTGACCGATAGCATAATGCATTGCATCGTTTTTATAATCAGACCCAATGCTTATTTTTCTTATATTATTCATCTTTACCTTTAATATCTGATATAGATCCGTCTTTTAAATCTATATTAACATTACCGTACTCTTCTTCAAGTTCTTTTTTAGTTTCTTCTATTTGTTCTCCTAACTTTTTAACATCGCTAGTAAGTTTTTGTTTTTGAACTTCTAAAATACCTATGTTATTCAATAAGTTATTTAAAGAACTTTGTTGATCATTAATTTTTTTTAACTGAGTGTCAGTTACTTTTCTTGATTCCATTTGAATTTATTTAATTTAATTACTATATACTTAAATAGTTACACTATTATTTAAAAGTTTACTTTTACTTTTTTAACTCTTTTATTTCTTCTTTTAATTCTTTTATTATTTTGTATAATTCTTGAGTAGCTGATATATTTAACATTGCTAAAGCATCATAATCAACTGAATGATAATCATCAACTTCTTTACCATATACAAATACTTCACCTGATTTATCTGAATCAACTTTGATTGAATCTCCGTCTGATTCTATTATGTTAACTAATTCTTTTGATCCATCAGGGTAAATTAGTTTTATTTTATCATCTAACTTGCAACACGTGTCAGATCCACAACTGTCTACGTTTATTTTTATAATACCATCTTCGATAGTAGATTTTTCATAAATACATGGTACAACGTCTTTACTTAGAGATACTGCTTCTGGATAATGTTTAATAACTTGTTGTGCTATTACTTTTTTATGAACTCTATCACCGTGTGCTTGATTAACATGCTTATAGTTAGATATTTCAATTTTAGATATAGTTTCTAAATCTTCTTTAGAGTCACTTACTGATATATCTTTTTTAATTCTTTCATCAGAAAATATATGTATACCTGATCCTAAAAATCTACCTTCACCGTAATAGCTTATATCAAATCCTCCTGTTCCTGTGAAATACAGCCATTGAGTGTTAGCCGCTCCTTCTAAAAAGTAGTTAAAATTTGCTCCTATATCATAATTTATAAAACCTTCTACTTCGATAGCTCCTTTAGTAGCCGCTGCGCCTGTACCTACACTTATACTAGTTAGTGAATTAGGTGAACCTGTGCTACTAGCGCCATTTTTAGTAAATACAACGTCTTCTAATAATGTTAGTGTACCTACGCTGTCTGTCCAAGCAATCTCTGAATCAGAACCAATAGTAAATTGACCAGGATTTGTAGGAGCATTACTAGCATTTCTTTTAGCAAACTCTTCAGTATTCATTTGTATTTTTACTTCACCAGCGGTTGGATCAGGGGAAATAATAAGTTGACTTAATGGAGCACTTGCACCACCAAATGATAATGAATCGTTAGTTGATATGGTTGTTGGTTCGAATCCACCAAGAGTACCGTCGGTTGTTTGAATTTGACCATCACACAAGAACCAACCATTGCTGGACTTTCCCACAGCTATTTCACTGTTTATTTTATAACTAGCAGTAACCGAAGTGCTATTCGATGCTGAAATATTAAAATCTGTAGTTGAGTTAGTTATTTTTCCAACATCTATAGAAGTAGTCGATCCAGTTCCTGTGGTAGAAAAAGCTATAGTATCTTGTTGTTCGTTCCAGCTAGATATAAAATTACTAGGTGTTATTCTTACGTTACTAGCTCCATCATATCCAACTATATCAGTTACATTAGTGTAATCTGTTTGGTTTGTAAATTGTGAAAATTTAATATCTGCCATTTTATTTTTATTTTATTCTCTGACCATTAGGTCTAAATTGTTTTCTGTTAACATTTTATCAGTACCGTTTTCTAATATAATAAAATCAGTTATAGGTGTCGATCCAGTTCCGGGAGTATTCGGTATAGCTAATATTGCGTTTGCAATTCCTAATATAGTTGGTGCCATATTAATTTAAAGCTAAAATGTCTAGAGCTGAAGTGCTCGATGCTAATACTCTTATCACTTGTAAAGGAACGTATGAATTATTACTAACGTTTTTTAATAATACAGGATCTTGACTTCCTACTGGTATTACATTTAAATCACCGCCTGTTCCTACAAACAAACTAAAACCTTCGTTACCTTGTTTGTTGTTTATTAAACCGCCGTTGCTTCTATATATATCATAAGTAGCACCACCTGTTAATCCTGGCGCTGATAAAGTAAGTTGCGTGTTACTGTCAACGCTTTCTACTTGTGTTATAGTTCCAGTGCTTGATTCGTATACTACATCTCCAACAGCTACTTTGTTAAAATACCCTGTTTGAGCAGTATTAGTTTGACCATCTAGAAAAGTTGCGCTTGCATCAGTTAACGTAGTTCCTGTGTTTGTATTACCACCACTAGAATAACTACCAGGATGTGGAATATTTATATCGTCATCAATAATAACCGTTATTGCATTTTTAGGTTGTAAATCCATTTTTATTTTTTATTTTTAATTGTTTGAAATTTTTCTGCTCCTCGAGAACCAAAATAAGCTACATAAACTGTAACTAGTAAAGTCTGTAATAAATCAACCCAACCGGTTGATACATTAAATTCCCAATCGAAACTGTCTAATAATATTAATAACACCATAGAGACGGTTAAAAATATCAAAGACATAGGTCTAGTGTTTTTAGAAAGCCATGAGTCTGATTTCATATCGCTAACCCAACGTTTTGAAACCTCTTTCATTTCTACTATATCCATCTCTAAAAGCTTAATAGCTTTTTCTTTATCTTCTATAGGTAATACAGGGTCTTTATGTATTAGGTTTTTAACAAGACCAAAAACCCCAGCGTCTGGTAAAACATCACCCGCTAAGTCTAAAATACCTGGCGCAGCTTTACTTAAAAACTGACCGACTTTAGTTTGGTTGAATTTTTTTTTACTCATCTATTCTATAAGCGTACTCACTTAGTCTTTGGCTAGGTTTAAATTCTGGATCATAATTTGTTTCAACTCCATAACCTGGTTTAGCCATAGCCCAACCTGCTGTTGGATGAGTTTCAAACCATTTTATATAACCTGGTGTATTTTCTCCTCCAAAATGTTTTTGTGCTTCAGCTATACTTAAATATTCTCCTGACTCTATTGGATGTACAATGTGTTTTCTACCTCTTTGATCTTCTTTATAGTATCTACCGTATTTCTCTAATAAACCTGCAGTATAATCTCTTTCTCTAATCACCTTTTGCTCTCTATATTTATCTTTACTTTCTTTTGAAGCATTTTTCCAAGCTTCAATTTCTTCTGGAGTAGTTGCTTGTCTTTCTACTTCTTTGCCAGGTATTATAGCTTCTCCTCTTACTGCTATATTGTTTTCAGCAAAATCAGTGTCTGTGTACTTTAAATTAGCTAAATTATCTTCGGTATTATGTAGCGGTGAGTTACTCATCAAACTACTAATTTTTTTCATTTTAAATCCCATTTTACGCTTTTTTATATGCTTCAGCTTCCCATGGTAGGTTTTTAGCACCTTCTTCCATGTCCGAACGAGAATAACATTTACCTTTCCAATACACATTGTCATTATCATAATCTAAATCACCTCTTTTCATTTGGTCTATATGTACCATTTCATGATCAATTACTTCTTGAGTTTTATCTGGAGAAACATCTTTGTTTATTATAATTGTTAAATTATTATTAGCTTTACCCATAACACCATCTTCCATATCTACATGATAAATAGGAGTATTATCTATTTTATAAGGAGGATTATTTAGTTTAAAACTCATAATTTATTTTTTATAAGGAAACATTTTATTTAATAATTTTTTACGATTACCACAACCACAACCACCAGGAATTGCATCTGCTAGTTTTTTAATTCCCGTAGCTTTTGTAAAAGACTCTATAGTATCACCTAATCCTTTAGCTTTCATCTTATCTATTATGATGACATTTTTTATTTGCAGTAGGAGCGTCATACATTGCAGCAGCTGAATCGTAATTCATTTCAAGCATGCTTTTAGCTTTGTCATAATCTCCACCTGCGTCTGACATTGCTTTAGTGAAAGCATTACCTTCTACTGGTGAATCTGCATGACCGCTTTTTATCGGTG